TTCGTCATAAACAAGAAATTCACAGCCATATTCACGACGGAATCTTTCTTCACCAATTCGACCTATTTCTGCTTTCTTCCATTCTTCATCTCGATCCGGATGTTCGTCCCAAGCAACAGTAAAACCATGAAAGCCATTAATACCTACATCATTTTCATTTCCGTTTTCATCGAACTTGTTTTGACTTTCCTTCCAAATAACAGCAAATGTATCTTCGTCTGAGTTTGGAGTTGAAGTAATAATAGCACGACCACCTGTTGCCAGTGTAGGTGATATCGAAGTCCAAAACTCTTCTGCAATGTTTGGATTCACAAATGCAAACTCATCGCAGTATAGTAATGATATGGACATACCACGTCCAGTGTTACCTGTTGTTGTAGCACTTACAATTCTACTTCCGTTCTCAAATTCCATACTACCTTTGTTGTAGTTTGTTACTCCTGCTCTAATATGATCATCACACATTTCATACACATATCTAATACGTTGCATAATTTCTTGAGCCCCTGTGTATTTGTGTGCGGCAATTAGTATTGTTTGATCTGGATGAAACATTGCATACCAAGTTAAGTAAACAGCGGCGCAGGTTGTTTTACCAGTTTGTCTTGGCAACATATTAACATTGAATCTATGGTTGTGATAACTTTTCATTAAGCCGACTTGATACTTGTAAGGATCAAATAATAATTTACCTTTTACAGGGTGTTGAATGTATGCAAACTTACTTGCAAAATATAGATACCCATTGATTGGATCCATACATTTCGCAAGGTCTTCTATTTGATCTTGTGTAAATTTTTCTTTGGTGTGTGCCTTTTTGGTTAGGACACCATCTAAACTCTTGTTTGCCATAGTATAGTATTTACTCAAAAAAATAGGCCCCGTAGGGCCTATTTGAGTTACTTGATAATTTAGGAATTATTTACAACCGCAGTCGTCACATGGTGCTTTGCACTCGCAATCACCGCCGTCGTTACAACTACAGCCTTTGCCTTCTGACATATACTCTGCTAATCTTGCTGAAAGTTCTGCCTTAATTTCATCTTCAAGTGCCATTGGATTATCTGCGCCTGCCGCTTTTGGATAAGATCTTTTTTGGCCTTGTTCCGAACCGCCTGATAAATCTTTTGTCATGTAGTGTTGGTCTTGATATTTTTCGTCTGGCTCATTTTCATAATCTTCGTCGGCAAATTTAGGATTTTTTTCTTCGCTGTGTAAGACACTAATTGCTTCTTCAGCCGCTTCTGCTTGTGCTTGTGGACCATCGTGTATTGAACTCATTACTATCTGAATTGCCTTTTCATAGTGTGAACCTTCCGGAGCCTCACCATTTCTTAAATAGTCTCCTAATTCGTCTGCAATGTCATCGGCCATGTCGTTGCCATCTAATGCATCATTCATAATACTTTGAATGTCATTGCCTAGTCTTGCAAACACTGATTTTGGATCTATTGGTCTAGCATTACCGCCTACCACTGCTTCAGTTTCAATGCCTGCCAGTTTTGCTAAACGCTGTTCATAGTTTGCATATGGACTTGCATCTTTTACTCTGATATCCTGTGGATGATTAGTTCCATTTAATCCGTCTGTGCCTGCATTAGTAGTAACTGCATCAACACCTTGGTATGCTTCATCTGGTGAGTTATCATATGACATGTCAGGTGCACCATCTCTATCTAAGTCAAAGTCTACGCCTTTATCTGTTTTTGTGATAACAGCATTATCCGAGTCGTCATCACAACCACATGGTGAACCGTTAATATTATCATCTGCCTTCATTGCAGGAACATTGTCAACGTCTGGCATCATGTCTGGTGTTACAGCCTGCATACCTGCAAGTTTCATAATCTGTGCAATAACCGGTAAGTCTTCTGGTGAGTCAGCACTAATAGTAATAGACTCTTTTACATTTTCTTTTTTAAGATCGTCTTTGCCTTTACCGTCGATAGCATAGTCTGGAACCATCTTACCTGTCTTTGGATCCTTTACCATCTTCTTCTTAGCCTCTTCGACTGGAGGATTTAATTTTTCTGTGTTCTCTAATGCGTCAGTATGTACATTAGGATTCTTTTCATCTAATTCTCTTAAACGTTGTAGTACGTCAATCATTTCACGTGATGCCATTATGCTTCTCCTTGATGACGTTCTTTTTGTTCTTTTGCTAACTGTTGTAAAAACGTCTCTTTACCTTTTTCAGTTGTTACTAATTCGTCTTTATCTACAGCAGGAGCATCTTTATATTCACCGTCCATGAGTTTGTCTTCGTATGGCTTGTCTTCGTCACGCTCTGCTTGATATTCTTCTGTAGGCTCTCCTGGTTTACGTACTTTGATATAATCTTGTTGCATATTAAGCACGTCTGACAAATAATTTCTTAATTCATATTGTGTAGTTGGATAGTTAACTGTTGTTTCGTATACAGTTACTTCTGTGTTTGTCATTTCTGGAAAATCAAGTGGCACACTTTGAATTGGAGTTTTCTTACCTGCTGACAAATTAGCAACATCAAATTTCTTTAATGCTACTTCTAAACTTTCTTCAAAATTTTCGTCTAAATCCCCAGCAACTTTGATTACAAAATCATACTGCTTTGCGGCTTCTGCTAGGTATTTTTTAAATGCGCCTGCCATCATATTCTCCTTTAACTACGTTTATTTATCTTGATCCTTGTTCAAAATCTTCTCTAAAATGGAATTGCGATCCATTACTACATAGCCTTCAGCATCTACAGTATCGGCGTTTTCGCCTTGTTTTTGATCAAGATTTTGTTTTTTAAGTTGTAATTCAACCATTTTTAGTTTTTTATCTAGTTTTTGACTCTTTGCTTCGATGGCATTTTTAAGCATATTGCTTGCTGTTTCAAACACCCTACCAGCATAACGTGACTCTACGTTCATGCCCAAGTCCATTAGGTCTTCATAACTTTGTTTTGCTTTTTCTGCTAGATCATCAAGTTCTTTGTCTGCTAATTCTCCTAGACCTTTTACCATAGGTAAAGCGGCGGATATTTTATCAAATTCCGCTATTGATCGCTCAAGGTTGACTGTTTCCTTTTTAACCTCTTTGCTAGGTTCTTTTGGTTCTTCAACCTGCTCCATGGTTTCTTTTACTTCTGGTAAATCTAACAGTTCTTCTAATTTCTTTGTCATAATAATACTTATCTTCTCTTGCCTTGATGGAATAAATCTTTTTCAGTTATAACCCTAAACTGTATTCCATGCTGTTTACAATACTTAGCCGCGGCCTCCCATTTGGCTTTGTTTTTAATATAGTTGGCTTGATTGTAAGCACTCTTGCCAACACTTTCTTTTACTGTGTGATTCTCTGGTTTAATTTCAATTATTTCTGCTCGTGTTTTGCCTGACTTGTTTGAATACACAATAAAAAAGTCTGGAACATAGATAGTATATTTTCCATCCAGAGGATTTCTATAAGGTATCTTTATGCTTTCACTTGCCCACTTTGCTACAGCAGGATGTTCGTCACACATTTTCATAAAGTGCCATTCCCAACTACTGCGATACGTAGGAGTTTTTGTTCCTATATATTTGTCTGGATTTTTGAGTTCATATTTGCCGCGGGCAAACGTTCCTAAACGAGCCATTATGCAACGATGTTCCTCTTGACAGGATTGTCTTCTTGTTCTTTTTTGGTTCCAAGTGCAGAAACTTTAATTCGATTAATATTTAAAATTTCTCCAAGAACATTGTCTAATTGATTTCCTTTTAGTTTTTTTAAAGTGCTTAAAAGTTCAATAGCAGAAACTCCATCTAATTTGCATTGTTTTAAAAATATAAAAGAAACGCTTCTTGCGGCTTGTTCGTCCATTCCTCTACCTTTAAAAAATGCAACAGTAGCATCACTTTCGCTTGCTTTAAATTGTAATTCAAGTTTGTTGTAATTTTCAAAATATTGAATAGTATCTTCGCCACTATCTTTCTTTTTTATTTGTACATCTAAGGGTAAATTAGAATATGTTTCTTTCATAATTTTATCTTATCCTAAACTAAATTATCTCGATATGTTCGAGTATCATTGTTTGTGTCATCAATTACTTCTTGTTGAGTTTGCTGACTACTATAAACAGTATCTTCACCATTGCCTGTTGCACCTGTTGCACTTCTATCATTTAATTTGTTGATGCTAGGAACCGTAACTGTATTAGCAATAGTATTTGTGATTGCTCCTGTAGCAATACTTTCAATTTCATTTCTAATGCCTTGTTTTGATAATTGTTTTGCATTATCATAAGTATTTTTTGCTTTAATTGCTGTGCCAATAAATGATAACGGATTAGCAAAAGCATTCCCGGATGCAATATCTCCAAACACATCTAAACCTCCAGCAAGTACACCAGTGCTTCCGAATAATGATGCACTTCCACCTCCCATTAATGATAACGGACTAGGTGATTTATCATAATGTAATTCTGCAAAGCCGTCCGGATTTTCAGAAGTTATTCTGCCTTCAGCATACTTAATACCTTCATATATAATAGTCATTTGATTTTCTGCTGGCTGACTACTTGCACTACTTAATGTTGGGCCTTGCCAACTTTGGATTATAGGATTTATTAATGTATATTCAAAGAATGCATGTCTGCTTAACTGATAGATGCTTATTCTTCTAAAAAAGTGACCACTATTATAATTTGTTAAACCAAAACTATATTGTTCATTTATTCCGCCCGATCTTCCGCCATTTCTTTCTCTTTGTTGTGCTTCACGTCTTCCAGTTGCCGCGGCGTTATATACAGGTTGTCTAGATAATGCATCAGGATAATTTGAATCTGCATAGTAATTTTTAAAATACTGTTGCCACATGCCACTAACTAAGTTAACATTGTCATCATGAAATGTAATATTTACAGGTGTATATTGCACCTGTGTTTGCACATTAGTTTTTTTACCATATTGATTTTTGGTTTCTGTATTAACTTGTACTCCAGGTACCTGACAGGCTTTAACTAGCATACCAACTTCGACATTTGGATTACGTTCAGACCAGCCAATGTTTGCACCGGGCGAACGTGCCGCCGCAGGATTGATATCAAAAAACACATGATAAAGGAATTCAACTTTAGGTGCAAGACGCATATACTCGTCTGTAAACAAACGAGCCGCGTGTTTATAATCCTTCATATCACCTTCGTTTCCAAAGATGCCGCCTACTACATTACCGAGAAATTTTGTTAACTTTGCCATACTAATATTTAGTCATAAAAAAAGGCCGAGTTTTGACACCCGGCCCTTTTACAAACAGATGACTACTAACTAAAAGATTAGCCTGTTGCTAAAGTTCTAATTGTTCTTCCGATAGCACTACCAATACCGTTTGGCTGACCAGCACCATTAGTTTGGATTGCGTTATCGTATTGAATTGACATTGTAATGTCAACTGGGTTAGAATCTGAATATGTTAACTGATTGTAGTTAATGTCTTGTACAAAACATCCAACCAGTTCAAATGTTTCAAGCACACTAGGTGTGTTAGCACCGTTACCACCGTCTAAGATTTCAATTCTAGTTTTGAATTTGTAATCTACGCCGGATGCCGCACTTGATTGTTCGAAGAAGTCGAACTGTTTCTGTAACTGTTGACCTGCACTCTTACTCACAGCATTGTTTACATCATCACGTATTGTGATTGTAATTGGTTGCCATGTGTGTTTACCAGCATAGTAAACTTTTGAGTT